CTGCAATTTTTCTATCATCGCCATAAGACCTTCCCTTTCTTCGGGGTCTGTAGATGTTTGTAGGCTTTCTTGTAAAGACGCCATTGGACTTACACCAGGGTCAAGGGCCACTGATTGTGCAAGACGTCCAAGTGGAAGTGCACCCATAGCCAAAGTATATTCTGGAGTATCTTTTAGAGCAGGGTTTTTTTCTGCTCTAGCAATAAATTCTTGTGCGACTGGACCTGCCGCGGCACCCATAGCTACTTGTTGTGCCATTTCTTTTGTTGGTCGTGCCAAGGATGCGACTGGACCTGCCGCGGCACCCATAGCTACTTGTTGTGCAATAGTTCCTGTTGGTAGTTTGAAAACTTTTTCTAATGATTCTGCTAATGCCATATCTATCCTATCGTTACTGTTACAGCTCCTATACTCGCTGTTGCAGACAACCCAGTAAGGTATGTCTGGTGTTCGTAGAGATTCCTAAACTCAGTGCCATCAAAGCCTTGATGAACCTCTGTCGTACTGTTAAATATAATCGCTCCAGTAGCGAATTGCAATTCGCCAAGCTCTGTATTTGTATAGCTCCGTATNACATCTGGATCCTCCGCGCCNAGGTTTAACTCTAATATTCTTACAAGNCTATTGAACGTGTCAACGGAAACCTCTGTTCCCAGGGCCTGTGGAAGTCGGGTAGGCAGTAATTTAGCCATTATCTACGTCCAGATTGTTGTATATCTACACGGGTATTACCCAATCTCCATTTATAATTTTTTCTATCCGCCTCTGTATTATCGTCGTCCGATTCAAACCGTAAAACAAATTGTCTGGTCCTGGTTCTTAAATTAGAAAACGTTGAGGTGTTTTTAATCTGCGTGGTTGAGTCGGTAGTAAGGGTTTGATTATTAAAATCCCTTCTTTTGACCACAACATTTATTGCTGGGTCTGGGTTTGTACCAGTTTGTGTCTGAAATAAGATGTCGGGTATGATTTTTTTTAAAAATACAAAACTATCGCCATCTGTTATATCTATATCCGCAGACTCTATAAAAACACCGTCCATTGAGCTTGCGTCGTTGTTGAACCCAGTTTCGTGTTGATAGATGACTTTTGAAGAAGATGTTTCTCCTGCGGCTAGTGGTTTTTCATTTATACCAGGATTCAACCAAGCGTATCTCTCTAATGAACCAATGCTCCAAGAATCTTCTTCATAGTTATATATAACATATCTTGATATTTCGTCGGTGCTGTCCGTTTGCGAAGGATAGAAGAACCAAATCTCTGAAAATTCTTCGTTTAAACCAGCAAAACATTTGAACGATTGGTCTACATTTAAGTCACCGAAAACGTAGTCTTGCACACTGCAATTTAATTTTTTGATTGAGCCGTTGTAAAAATAGAAGGCGTTTTTAGACATATAAAAAACGCCGTTCGGCGCATTGACTACTGCTTTCGGGCCAATCAATCCAGCGCCCTCATTGATAAGGTTCATCGCAAAAGTCAGCGGTGGCCCTATAAACTGCATGCTGTATAAGGAAGTGTCGGTCCAGATTAAAACTTCTTGCCTAGATTTTATGCCAGCGATGATTGATGAACCACTTGATAATCTTAAAGAACCAGCAGAATTTGTACTTAACGGCTCAAATTCTAGTTCGTTTTCTTGATCCGAAAAAGCAACCAACATAGGGTCTATGGCACCCGTCCTAGAGCCACCACTTAAGGGGTCGGCGCCCAAAACAATTAAATGCCTATCGGTTTCTGAGGTAATTACTTGCAAGGCTTTTGTCGGCACTTTGTTGGCCCCAGAAATACCTGATAATTCTACTGCCCTAGTTGTTAGGCCATTGCTTTCATCCCACTTAAATATGCCGCCAGCTCTTGGATTTATTATTAAATCTTCACCGAAATTGTCGTGTGTCCAAAGTCTTAAATTGTTTGTATCACTTAAAGCTGTAGCGGCTCCCCAGCCTCCAGCACCCCATGTTCCAACACCCCAACCCGTGCTAGGTACAAACACATCTAGGCCAGAGTTGATTTGATAAACTGCGTCTGTTGCAGATCCACCGTTTCCAGAATCGCTTGCATTGGCTGTCACTGTAGCACCAGAGGTATCTTTTGCAGTAATTTCGTAGGTGTTTGCGCCCGTTACTAGGCTTATTTGATACTCTTGATTTAAAACCGTTGCAGTAATATTACCACCTAAACTTACAGCGCTTGAAAAGGTTACAAAATCTCCGTTTACCGCGCCATGTCCTGTTTCGGTAACGGTAATAGTTGAGGAACCATTTGTGGCCCCGAACGTTGTTGAATTGGTTGAGGACCTACGAATTGGTGTTACATCGTAATATACATTACCATTTTCAACGTAATATTTGTTAGTGGTGCCGACACCAAGATATTGAGATCCATCTAGTGCAATCCAGGCATGTAAAGCTCTCGGAGAACCGACGACAGTTGAATCTATGTATTTTTCCCAGCCACCAATTTTTTCAACACGACCTTTTCTGAACCGAATAAAATTACCGTCAACCCAACCACCCTCGTTAGAATAGTCGGTTTCCTCTTTATTGATCCCTGGTCTGAAATTAACTTTTGTTAGCGGCATATCTAAATTCTACCATTTTAAAAATAGAATTAAGCCAATCTAATAATCGCACCTGTGGCTGTTGCACTTGGAAATACAATCGTAAAGTCACCAGCCGTGCTAGTTTTATCTCCACCAAAGTCAATAGCACAAACAGCTTTATCACTATTGGTGTCGTTGTAGATTAAGCAACCTCTAGCTGTCACAGTTGCATTACTGAAAGTTAAATCAGCAAAATCACAAACAGCAGTTGTTCCAGAGGCTACTGGTGTAACATTTGTTAAAGCAGACCCACCAGAAGTATAGTTGGTTCCACTCGCTTGGCCTGTGGTAGTAAACGCAGTTGTTCCAGCACCCAAGGTAGCCGATGAAGTATATAGCGCTAATTTAAAAGAATTACCACTACTTGCAGTAAAGTTGTGTGTTCCAACCAAAAGCTCTTGTTTGAAACTTGTGCATATTGCCGATGTAATAGCCATTTAAAGCTCCTTAATAATATCGGCCATGTCACTGTGGCCTTGTTTTTTTAACAAATTTACATAAGTCGTGTTTTTCGACTTAATTGCATTTTTTATACTATGTAAGATTACATTATAAACTTGAGTTTGGAAAGCGTGAGCCTGTTGTTTTATATGCTCTGGTGCCTCGTTAGAATAATCACAAATTTTCTTGGTCGCTTGTGCGGCCCAAAATTCTGGGGTGTGGCCCTCGTTTTCTGTGGCATGCACGGAGATATTACCTAGTTTAAATTGACTATCTACGCTCATCCTTTGTANGGTTCTGGTGGTGCAACATCTTCATTAATTTTAAGACCGAGCTTTTCTAATCTNTCATTAATTTCATTGTAGGGCCCGATTATAAATCTTCCTTCATGCGGTATGGCAACCAATGGTTTATCTAGTCTATGAAAACCATATAGCTTTTCGGTAGCTGGAACATTTGAATCTAATACTGTAGACCTACCGCTTATCCCAACCAATATATCATTTTCCATACATTTGCTTATCCAAAACTCTACACATGCACGGCCCGCCTCGGCAAAGTGCATATTTTCTTTGTATGAAAAATCTATGCCAAACAGGTCTATTCTGCCAACCTGGCTCCACAATGCAAAAGCTATGGCGTAAGCTACGGTGTTGTTTAAGTAAGCGCATTTTGTGGCATTACATACTTCCTCTACAGGAAACAATACTGGATTTTTTAACCTTTCATCTAGTTCGCAAGTGTAAACAGGTGTGGTTGTTTTTGATAATAGTCTTTGCATGACATTGGTTTGCTTGCCTGCATTTTCTGAATCAAAGAATCTGCTTGCTGGGTCTAACATAAATATTTTATGACATGGATAGGTCGCACCAGCTGAATTTATGCACCAAACCTCGTCCCATGTTCTGCCGTTTTGCAAGCCAATAGCAAAATCTACCTGGCTTATTCCTAAACCAACAATAGCTACTCGTTTACCTTTTAAATTTTCGTCTGGTGTTTTTTGATTACTTTCTACTTCATTCACTAACTTACGCCAGTGCGTAATAGATCATATCTGTACTCATCCCTGGTACCTCTACCTTCGGATATGTTTTTGATCCTCGCCACTGCCTCCTTGAAACGCCCCTCAAACTGGGTAACGACATCAAGTGGCTCTTTTAAGAATATGGCCCCCTCTACTAACGTGCCATACAACAATGCGTCTGGATAATCTGTAGACAAAAATGTTGTACCGCTGTCACTACCGCTCGTTAAAGATGCTGGTTTATGTAAATAATGCAACTCTACCGTATAGTTAGCGTCGGGTACAGGTGCAACCTCAAAAGCTGTGTCATCAAATAAAGAGTAATATTTTGGCTGTCCTGTTGATGTCGAGCCAGGTGCATACTCTTTAATAAAAGATGAGTGTTTAAAATCTAAATAATCGTATGTGTCTGAGCTAATTATAGCTAAACTAAATGGTGCATAAAAATCTGTCGGTGTTGCTAAAAATCTATTGCTGGAAGTAAGCGTGCCTTGCACATTTTTTCTTTGTTTTGGTAACTGAACCAGGCTAAATATTCGGTCCTCTGCCTCTGTAATAAATGTATTTAATTGTGAGGTAAACGTAGATTCAGAAACTTGTAAATAGTCTTGAACCGCTGTTTTTAATGTTGCTAGTGTAAAACTCATGTTATTGATACGGTTACTGTTCCAACGCTACTTGTAAGTCCAAACGTTGTTAATTCTTCGCCTAATTTTCCGTCGCCTACGTTAGTGTAAACAAGAAAAAAATTGTTGTCATCTTTTTGTTCTGGTCTGGCGTTGCGTAACGCTTGTGGGTCCTGTGGTACGGGCCTTGGCATTAACTGTGGATGTTTTGGGTCAAATTGGTCTGGGCCAACTAATAAACCGTCCCAGGTTCTTTTCATGTCTTTTAATTTATAACGGAAACCTGTTATGTCGCAGATTCCGTAAGCAAATTTACCCGATGCAAAAGCCATTATGCGTTGTTGTAACTGCGAATATCTGGAGATATTCTAAAAGAGGCCCTATCTTCATCTTGAGATAGAGCTCTTGTAAACTCTTCTTCGTACATGCTTTTCAACATAGCGGTCCTTTCGGGTGCTCTTTTCATAGATATGTAATAAGCAAGGCCCGCAGTCAAACATGGATAAAAACGAAATGGCACTTCCATAGTATTGGTTGCTGAATCTGAATCATCCATCCTAGTTAAAACATTCATAACCACAGTGTAAGTGCTTGATTTATCTGGCGCTGGCCACACTGAAATTGTCGGTGTGATTTGTTTGTTTACAAAATATTGATTGGGTTTGCCTGTCGATGATTTATTAACGATATGTGAGTATTCTGCTCTGCTTAACCTGGTCATAGGCAAATCTGTTGTTTCTGAGCTTACTGTTTCGCGTATAAAGACGTCTAATACATCTATGGGTGCTGTACCATTGGTACTATCAATATTGTATTCTGTGATGTCTTTGACCATAGTCACTGT